GCCGGCAAGAAGTCGAAGAAATACTCGCGGAACTCCGCGCCGCACGTTATTCTTCCAAGTAACGACACCTCGACGACCGGAAGAAGACACCCCGCTAAGCGGCACCTCTCACCGGGACGGACGACACCTCGGCATCCCAAAACCGAAACGTCCCCACAAGGAGAAAACCGTGGCTAACGCCTTCCTTCACCAGTTGACCGAGAAGCGGTCGGCTAAGACATCCCTCATCGACGCAACCCTCGCCCGCGCAGCGGAAGAGGATCGCGACATCACCGAAATCGAACTCGCGAACATTCAGGCTCTGAAGTTGGAAGTCGAAAAACTCGACGAGCGCATCGCGCAGATCGCCGACATCGAAACCCGCAACGCGGCGCACGCCGAAATCGTCGCGAAGGTCGACGGCGACAAGCCGGCCGAAACCCGCGGCGGCTACCGCGTTACCGCCGAGGAAGCCACCTACCACGCTCGCAGCGCGAACGATTTCCTCGCCGACGCTATGGCCGCCGAGTTCGGTGGATCGTACGAGGCCCGCGAGCGGATCGCCCGTTATCAGAACGAGGTCCGCTTGGAGAAGCGCGACTCGGGTTCGAGCAACTTCGCAGGCTTGGTGATCCCTCAGTACCTCGTCGACCAGTTTGCGCCGCTCCGCCGCGCAGGACGCCCGACGCTCGACATTTCGACGAACGCGGCACTCCCGGCGCAGGGTATGACGGTCAACATCGGCCGCCTCACGACGGGCATCACCTCGTACGTTCAGGCTTCGGAGAACACCGCTCCGACCGAGTCGTCGCCCGACGACACGCTCCTCACCGTGAACGTGAACACCGTCGCGTCGATGTTCGACATCTCGAAGCAGGCGGTCCTCCGCGGCACCGGCGTCGAGACGCAGTTGCTCGGCGACGCGATCCGCTCCTACCAGACCAAGTTGGACGGCCTCGCCGTTAACGGTTCGGGTTCGAGCGGCGAACACCGCGGCATCCTCAACACCTCGGGCATCGGTTCGGTCACCTACACCGACGCATCGCCGACATGGGCCGAGTTCTTCCCGAAGTTGGTGGAAAGCATCTCGGACATCTCTTCCGATTTCTTCGGACACGCGACCCACATCGTCGCGCACCCGACGCTCATCGGATGCTGGCTCCGCGCCCTCGACACGACGAACCGGCCGATCTTCAACTCGACCGCCGGCAACCCGTTTAACGCGCCCGGAACCTTCGACCGTCCCGGCTACGACCTCGGCGGCCTGCAGATCCTCGGCATCCCGGTCGTCGCAGACGCGAACGTCCCGACGAACCTCGGCTCCGGCACGAACGAAACCGCGGTTATCGTCGGCGATTTCCGCGAGTCGTACATCTGGGAAGATCAGGGCGGAAACCCGCTTTACGTCCGGTTCGAGCAGCCCGACGGCAACATCGCCATTCGGACCGTCGTGTTCGGTTTCTCGGCGTACACCGCTGGCAAGTACCCGACGGCGTTCTCGGCGATCACCGGAACCGGCCTCATCACGGCTAACTGGGCCTAGCAACTGTCCCCGGGTCGCACAGGCCCGGGGATGCTCCCATCATGAAAGAACTACTCGTCGCAGCACTACGACGCGAACTCGACGGCTACATTCGCCGCGGCCGCCTCGATCGCGCTCGGCAGGTCGTCGACCAAATGGTTCTCCTCGGGAGCGACGTATCCGAGTACCTTTCGGCGCTCGACTCGTCGACTGTGCCTCCCGAGGAGGCCGCCAACCCTGAACCGAAGCCGGCGAAGAAAGCCGCGGCACGAAAGGCGCGTAAGTAGTGGCGATTACGAACGGTTACGTCACGCTCGCGCAGGTGAAGGGTTATCTCGGTATCCCGGTCGCGGACACGGTCGACGACGCACTCCTCGAACAGATCGTCGAGTCGGCTTCGCGGTCCATTGACCGGATCGCGGGACGCTACTTCTACCAAGATTCGACCGCGACCGCCCGCTACTACCGCGCCGTCTCCCCGGTTTCGCTCCTCGTCGACGACATCTCCACCACTTCGAGCCTTACGGTCGCCGTTGACACATCCGGTGGCAACACCTACCCGACACCGATGGTCTACGACACCGACTTCATCGTCGAACCGTTTAACGCGGCCGCTACCGGGCGGCCCTACACGCTCCTCACGGCGATCGGCCCGCAATACTTCCCCTATCCGTGGAACTACCGTCCCGGCGTCAAAGTGACCGCCCGGTGGGGGTGGCCGCCCGTCCCCGACGACATCGTCGAAGCCGCGTTAATCCTCTCCGCCGATCTTTACAAACGTAAAGATTCAGTCGGTGGCGTTCTCGGCCTCTCCGAAATGGGCGCTATCCGCATGAGTCCCCTCGGGCGCGACATTTCGGCGATGGTCCGCGCCTACCGCCGCGAGGTCGTCGGGTGACGATCACGATCTCGGCGCTCCGCGCCGGCGCACAAACCCAACTCGACACCGTTTCGACGTTTCGCACGATCTACGACTACGTCCCGGACACCGCACCGCCCACCCCGTCGGCGATCGTCGGGAACGTCTCCCTCGAATGGGACGAAGCGATGCAACGCGGCCTCGACCGCGCCACGTTCTCGGTCTACGTCGTCGTTTCACGCATGGCGGAACGCTCCGGCCAAGAAACCCTCGACTCTCTCCTAGCCGGGTCGGGAGCCGGGTCCGTGAAGACGGCGCTCGAAGCCGGCGGAAACCTTAACGGCTCTTGCTCGACCGTGAGAGTCACGACCGCGACCCCGATCTCTATTACGATGGGCGGCGTGGACTTTTTCGCCTACGAATACGAGGTAGAAGCCTATGGCTAGTTACAAGATCGTTTCGGACCGTATCGCAGGCAAGAAGGCCGGCGACACGATCACCGACGAAGAACTCGACGGTTGCGACATTGTTGCACTCGTGGAGGCCGGCCACATTACCGGCGAAACCCAACCCAAAACCCAAAAGGCCGAAAAGGAGTAACCCGTGGCCGTTTTCGTACTCACCGACGCCGCAGTAACCGTTAACTCGGTGGACCTGTCGGATTACGTCACATCCGTAACCCTGAACTACGAGAAGGATTCGGTCGAAGTGACCGCGATGGGAGCCACCGGACACAAGTTCACCGGCGGCCTTCAGAACATCTCGCTCGACGTGACCTTTAATCAGGACTTCGCCGCTTCGCAGGTCGCCGCGACGCTCGACGCGCTCGTCGGGGCAACGACGACCGTTGTCGTAAAGCCGACCTCGGCTGCGGTTGGCGCAACGAACCCGTCCTACACGATCACCGACGCATTCCTCGCCGCGACACAGCCCGTCTCCGGGTCGGTCGGCGACCTCGCGACCATGTCGGTTTCGTTCACCGGCGGATCGCTCGCTAAAGCCGTCGCCTAGCCCATGCTTCTCGTAACCGTCCGGCACAGGGACGGCCGCGAGGGAACATTCCCCGTCTGGCCGTCGGTCGAGTATGCCTATGAAACCGACAAGGAAACCGGCACGTTCGATTCGTTGTGGGATGACAAAGTCCCCGCGCCGAAACACCACCACTATCGGCTCGCGTACTACGCGGCCCTCAAAGCGGGCGCGGTCGGCCTCGGCGAAGTGTTCGACAAGTGGCTCGACAACATTTCGAGCATCCAATACGGCAAAGGGGACGACTCGGGAAACCCTACGCCGGAGGAGCAGCCGCCGAACTCTACGCCCTCCTAGCAATTAGGACCGGCATCGCACCGACGGCGCTCCTCGAAACCCCCGACCCGATACTCGCCGCCATGATCCGACACCTCATCCCGAAACCTAAAAACGACTGGGAAGCCCTCGCCGACTTGGAGGTTCCGAATGGCTAGCGGCGTTTACGGCTACCGCGTCGAAAAGGGTGCCGGCGGCAAGATCCAAATAGAAGGTCTCAAAGAGACGCAGGCCGCTCTCCGCGCCGTATCCGACGATCTAAAAAGCGAAATGAAACCGACGCACCTCAAAGCGGCCGAGGTGATCGTCGAAGGCGCGAAACGGTACGTCCCGGTTCGTAGCGGCAGGCTCGCCGCGTCTATTCGGGCGGCGGCGACGCAGACCGGCGGCCGTGTCCGAGTTGGGTCGTCGGCCGTCCCTTATGCGGGTCCGGTGCATTTCGGGTGGCCGGCTCGCCGTATAAAGCCGCAGCCGTTCATTTACGACGCGATGGACCAACGGCGCGACGAGGTTCTCAAAGTGTACGCGGACCGCATCTCAAAGATAATCGTCCGTTACGACTTGGATGGTCGAACCGTGACCGTCGACGGACTCTAAACTTGTCTCATGGCCCGCGCTAAGTCGATCTCGATCCCGGTTACAGGGAACACAGCGCCGCTACGGAAAGCCCTTAAAGACGCCCAAAAAGACCTAACCGCGTTCGGTAAAGCACAGCAACAATGGGCGACGGCGTCGAGCCTCGCCTATGGCGTCGTCGGTACTGCGGCTTTTCAGTTCGGCATGGACGCGGTCAAGGCCGCGATCGAAGACCAGAAAGCCCAAGCCCTCCTCGCGGACCAACTCGAAAAGACTCTCGGAGCGAACACGGCGCTCATCGCGTCGACCGAGTCCTACATCGAAACGCTTATGTTGGCGACGAACGTCGGCGACGACAAACTTCGCCCGGCGCTCGCGTCCCTTGTTCGTGTCACCGGCGACCTCACGAAATCCCAAAACCTTCTCGGGATCGCCGTCGACCTCTCAACCGCAACCGGGAAAGACCTCGAAGCGGTCACCACAGCACTCGGGAAAGCGGCGATGGGTCAGACGACGGCGCTCTCCCGGCTCGGCGTCGGCCTCTCGCAGGCGACTCTCGCCGGCGGCGACTTCAACGCGATCCTCCGAGAGATAACCGCGAAGACGGGCGGCGCAGCGGCGGCGGCCCTCGACACGACCGCCGGGAAGGTGCAAAACCTCGGGGTCCGTTTCGAAGAATTGAAGGAGCAACTCGGCACCGAACTTTTGCCCGTCGTCGAGAACGTCGCCGACAGACTTCTCGGCGTCGCCGACGCGGTACAGGAAGGCGACTACATAAAAGCCGGCACGGACGCCGGCTTTAGCGCCTCGAAATTTATCCGATGGGCGACAGGGATCGACCTCGTCAGTAGCGCGATACAGAAACTTAACCCGTTCGCCGACGAAGCCGAGAAAAAGATCCTCGCGACCGGAACCGCCGCCGACTTCTCGGCCGCCAAGTTCCGCATCCTCGACGAAGCAACCGCGAACCTCTCGGCCGGCTACGACCAAATGCGAATGAAAGGCGACGACTACCAAAAGTCCGTCCAAGACTTCCTCGACTCGAAAGCCCAAGAGAAGTACGCGGAGATAGTCGCCGACTACCAAGCGAAACAAGACAAAGCCGCCGCCGCGACCGCGGCCGCGACACAAAAGCAGCGTGAGGCCCGCAAAACGTACCAAGAGACCGCGAAGTCCCTTCGCGAAGCCCTGAACACGGCGCTCGACGACTCGCGAAAGAAACTCCAAGACGCGAAAGACGCCGCGGTCGAGTTCGGCGAATCGTTCGCCTACCAATTCGGCGTCTCCCTCGCCGGCGCATACGACAAGGCGAAAGACTCCGAAGCGACCTACACGGACGCCCTGAAAGCCCGTAAAGACGCCTACGACGCCCTCGACGTAGCGAAGGCGGGAACCGACCTAAACGCCTACCTGAAAGCCCTACAAGACGTTAAAACGGCCGAGGAAGGCGTAACCACAGCCCAAAAAGCGCGGGTAGCGCCCGCCGCGGCGTTCGCCGAGCAGATCGCCGCCGCCAAAACTTTCGGAACGAACCTGCAGACCCTCGTCGGGCAAGGTCTCGGGAAAGCGGGTCTACAGCAGTTGCTCGACCTCGGCCCCACGGTAGGCGCGGAAGTCACGAAAGAAATCCTCGCCGGGACCGCCGGGTTCACGGTTGGCGGCCTGAACGAATCGCTCTCCGCCCTGCAAGGCGTCCAAGCCGGTCTCGCCGCCGGCGTCACCGCGGCCCTCGCACCGACGGCGGACATTAACGCCGCCCAAGCCCAAGTTGACGCCCTCTCCTCGGCGAGCATCGGCGCTCCCGGGGTCGGTCAGGGTATGACGATCGTCGTTAACGCCGGCGTCGGCGACCCGGTCGCGATCGGGGCACAAGTAAAGAGTGTCCTTCAGTCCTACGACCAACGAGCCGGCAAGTTAACGGTGCAGGGTCCTAAGAAGAAAGCGAAAAAGAAATAATGGCGTCAGGCTTCCCGGGTTCTATCGACAATTTCACCGACCCGCTCTCAAACTCGTCTCTCTCGTCGCCGTCTCACGCGGGGCAACACGCCGACCTAAACGACGCAGTCGAGAAAATCGAAACGTACATGGGCCTCGTGAAGGTAATCCCGACCGGTGCGACGAACGGCACCGTGTCGGCTACCGGCACGGTCACGGTCGGGAATGCGGTCTCTAGCGTCACCGTCTCGGGCGCGTTCTCTGCGTTGTATGACAATTACTTCGTTATTTACACCGGCGGGGCCTCTAATACTGCGAACATCTATCTACAAATCAGCGGCGCAACGACGGCCTACTATGGCGCGATCATTTACAACACTCCTACCGCACCGACACCTACCGGACTAGGAGTAAATAATGCCGCGTCGTGGACCTACGTCGGGGACGCTACATCGGCTGGGACTCGTTTGGCGTGTACGATCACCGCACCATTCCTCGCACAAAACACCGGAATTATGGCTCATTACTCCGGCACGGGGACTAGTTCCGCCGCGTTTGGAACCTTCACGGGCAATCTTGCTAATACATCTTCTTACACCGGTTTTGTTATCGGGCCGAACGCTGGGACTCTTACCGGCGGCTCGCTTCGCGTCTACGGCTACCGGAACTGATGCCGATCACCTACAACGAGACCGGCGTAACCTACGACGCGACCGGCTACACCTACAACGGCGACCCCTTCGCGCCGTCCGTGTTCCCCGTCGCCGGCGTCTATGTTGCGTTCGACGACGGCCCCTACACCGCCTCGCCCGCATGGACCGAAATCACCACGTACGTTCGGTCGATCACGGTACGCCGCGGCCGCGCCGACGACTTCGAGCAGTTCGACACCGGGACCGCTCAACTCGTCCTCGACAACCGGGAGCGCCGCTTCGACCCGTTCTACACCTCCGGCCCGTACTATCTGAAACTCACCCCACGCCGACAGATCCGCATCGTCGGACAGATCGGCGGCTCGACCTACGAAGTGTTCCGCGGCTATGTCGCCGGTTGGCCCGTCGAATGGTCCGAAGCCGGGTATGACTCGACCGTAACCATCCAAGCCTTCGACGCCCTCGGACTCATGGCAAACGAGACCCTCCCGACCGACTGGCCCGACTACTACACCCGGGCGCTGAACCCGCTTCGCTACTGGAAATGCAACGATGGACGCCCATCGAGCGCGTCGAGCGTAGTTCTCGAATCGTCCGGAAACCTTCCCGCGT